CATCTGAATATCGACATCGAGACTTACAGCTCGGTCGACATCAAGAAAGCGGGCTTGTACAGATATGTGCAAGCCCCTGATTTTCAAATCCTCTTGTTCGCCTACTCGTGGGACGGGGAGCCGGTCCGCGTCATCGATCTGGCGCAAGGGGAAGAGATCCCGAAGCACGTGCTGAAAGCACTGAGCGACCCGTTCGTCATCAAGCACGCCTACAACGCGCCGTTTGAATGGTATTGCCTCAACAAGTTCTGGCAGTCTCCAATTGAGCAGTGGCGCTGCACCATGGTCCACGGACTCTACTGCGGGTACACCGCCGGTCTTGGAGCGACCGCCGCCGCGCTCGGGCTACCGGAAGATAAGCGGAAGATGGGCACAGGCGCCGCGCTGATCCGCACGTTCTGCTTTCCCTGTAAGCCGACGAATTCGAACGGGAATCGGACGCGCACGCTGCCGCACCATGAGCCGGAGAAATGGAAGCTGTTCAAGGAATACTGCGCCCAGGATGTCGTGACGGAGATGGAGATCGGAAAACGCCTCGCCGCCTTCCCGGTACCGGAGCAGGAATGGAAGCTGTGGCGGCTGGATCAATGGATTAATGCGTACGGCGTTGCCGTGGATCTGGATGTCGTCGAGGGAGCTATCGCGGTTGATGAAATAGTGACTGGGGAGCTGATGAAGGAAGCGGTGTCGCTCTCCGGACTGGAGAACCCAAAAAGCGTAGCGCAACTGAAAGATTGGCTGGCCGAGGAGATCGGCGAGGAAGTCGACAATCTCCGAAAGGAAACGGTCTCGACTTTGCTCAAGACGACCGACGAAGGCGCGGCACGCAGGGTACTCGAGATTCGCCAGGAGCTGGGGAAAGCGAGCGTCTCCAAGTACAAGGCCATTCGTGAAGCGGTCTGCGGCGACGGCCGGGTCCGGGGACTGCTACAGTTCTACGGCGCGAACCGGACCGGGCGCTGGGCTGGGCGGCTCGTGCAGGTGCAGAACCTCCCGCGGAACCACATGAAGCTGTTCGATTTGGCAAGGGAGCTTGTCAAAGCACGGAACATCGACGCGCTGCGGATCCTTTTCGGGAACATCCCCGACACGCTTTCGCAGCTCGTACGCACCGCCTTCATACCGTCCCCAGGAAACATCCTGCGAGTGGCCGACTTCAACGCGATCGAGGCGCGCGTACTGGCTTGGCTCGCCGGTGAGCAATGGCGGCTAGACGTGTTTAATTCCCATGGTAAGATTTACGAGGCGTCGGCGTCGCAGATGTTCGGCGTGCCGCTAGAGAGCATCGACAAGGGCTCGGAGCTGCGGCAACGCGGCAAGGTCGCGGAGCTTGCGCTCGGGTACCAAGGCGGCTCCGGCGCGCTCGAGGCGATGGACACGGAAAAGAAGCTGAACCCGGCGGAGTTACCGGACATCGTGAAGCGCTGGCGGAACGCGAACCGCCGCATTGTCGATCTGTGGTACAGCATGGAGAACGCAGCGCTCGACGTCATGACGAGAGGCGAGTTCGTCGGGGTCCGCGGGCTGATCATTGCCCGGGAAAGCCATTACGACTCGCAGCAGGACTTCCTAACGATCACGCTGCCGAGAGGCCGGAAGCTGTACTATGCGAAGCCGTTCCTGCAGGAGAACGACTTCGGGAAGATGGCGGTCTACTACCACAGCGTGAACCAAAAGACGCGGAAATGGGAAAAGACCAGCACCTATGGCGGTAAGCTGGTTGAGAACGTGGTCCAGGCGATCGCGCGCGACTGCCTCGTGGAAGCACTGATCCGGCTGGCGCACGCAGGCTATTTGGCCGTAATGCACATCCACGACGAGATCGTAGCCGACGTGTCGCCGGGATTCAGTTCGCTGGAGGAGATGACGGCGATCATGGGTGCACCGATCAGCTGGGCGCCGGGGTTGCCGCTCAAGGCGGCAGGGTTTGAAACAGACTATTACATGAAGGATTAAAGTTCGGTTATTAGATCAGTAATTTCATTCTCAGAAGTCACACGGGTTCCGATAATATCCAAAGGAATTCTTAATCGGTTAGCTACATCAATAGCAGATTCATTAAAAAGTAAGAACGTAGGAGGCTCTTTTCCTAGTTCATGACAAAGAATGAGATAAAGGAAGTGTTCCCTCTCGCACCGCAGAATACTAAGGGGATTTAATGCGTTTGGGAAAGCTCTAAATGAATCTATTAGATTGCTTAAATTAGCCAATTGATATTCGTCGATAGCCACAACTGTGTAGTTTGTCACATTGCACCCTCCAAAAAAAGTAGTAACAGTCTGTCAAATTATAACATAGGACCTACTGGAATGTTAGGGGATGTCAGATCAAAGAGGTGTCGCACCTTGCAACACAACCGACAATTAACCGTATCCGCCGCCGGCAACCGCCGGGCGACACACTGGCCGACGCAGTCGATCTGGTGGTCAGAGCTCGTCGAGCGCCTGCGAACGGCGGTCCGCGGGACCGAAACGCTTGCCGAGTACCTCGCCATGCCGAAGTCACTCCAAGACGACCTGAAGGACGTCGGCGGCTTCGTGGCGGGAGAGCTCGCCGGCGGCCGCCGGAAAGCGAGCGCCGTAAAGGGCCGGGACGTCGTCACGCTCGACCTCGACAACATTCCCGCCGGCGGCACCGCGGACGTGCTGCTCCGGCTCGACGGCCTTGGCTGCGCGTTCGCGGTTTACTCCACGAGGAAGCATGAGGAGGCGAAGCCGCGGCTGCGCGTGCTGCTGCCGCTCTCTAGAGCCGTGACGGCGGACGAATACGAGCCGATCGCACGCAAGCTCGCCCAGATCATCGGCATCGAGCTGTGCGACCCGACGACGTTCCAAGCGACGCGGCTCATGTACTGGCCGAGCTGCTGCGCCGACAGTCGGTATGTCTTCCACTTCGGGGACAAGCCGTTCGTCGACGCGGACGGGCTGCTCGGGATGTACGCCGACTGGCGGAGTGTGGCGGAGTGGCCGCAGGTCCAGGGAGCTAACCAGGCGCACGTGCGGCTTGCGGCGAAGCAGGGCGACCCGACAGCAAAGGAAGGCATCGTCGGTGCGTTCTGCCGACAGTACGATATCTACGCCGCGATCGAGACGTTCTTGCCCGGCGTTTACGTGTCGACGGACGACGGCAGCGGCCGCTACACCTACGCCGCCGGGTCGACAACCGGCGGCGCCGTGATCTACGACAACGGGGCGTTCCTCTACTCCCACCATGCAACGGACCCGTGCGGTGGCCGCCTCGTCAACGCGTTCGACCTCGTGCGGCTACATAAGTTCGGGGACCAGGACGATGATGCGAAGCCGGACACGCCGACGAACCGCCTGCCGTCGTTCACGGCCACGGTCACTTTCGCGCTGCAGGATGCCGGCGTCGCCGCGCTGATGAACCAGGAGCGGTACGAGAAGGCCGTGGCCGAGTTCACGGCGCCACTTCAGGAGACCGCCGCGACGGCCGCGCCGGCGGAAGCCGACATGAGCTGGATCGCCAAGATGGAAATCTCGGCAACCACCGGGCGGCCTGCAAAGACGACGGACAATGCGCTGATCATCCTCGAGAACGACCCGCTGCTGCGCGGCAAGATCGCCTACGACGAGTTCGCTGTGCGCGGCATGGTGCTCGGATCTCTGCCGTGGGATCCGCGACCGGAGCGACGGCAGTGGACGGACATCGACGATGCAGGGTTGCGGCATTACCTCGAGCGAACGTACGGCATTTCCGGCAAGGAGAAAATCCTCGACGCCGTTGCACTGTGCGCACACCGGCATTCATTCAACGAGGTGCAGGAGTGGCTTCGAAGCCTGCAGTGGGACGGCGTGAAGCGGCTCGACACGCTGCTGACCGATTTCCTTGGCGCGGTTAATTCGGTGTACACGCGCGCCGTCAGCCGAAAGGCAATCGTCGCGGGCGTGGCGCGGGCGATGAACCCGGGCTGCAAATACGACAACATGCCGATTCTCGCGGGGCCGCAGGGGCTCGGAAAGAGTACGTTTCTGCGGCTGCTGGGCCGGAAATGGTATTCAGACAGCCTGACGACGTTCGAAGGGAAAGAGGCGTCGGAGCTGATCCAGGGGATCTGGATCAACGAGGTCGGCGAGCTGAACGGCTTCAACAAGTCGGAGAATAACGCGATCAAACAGTTCCTAAGCCGGACGGAGGACATTTACCGGGAGCCGTACGGCCGTCGAACGAAGAGTTATCCGCGGCGTGGCGTGTTCTGGGGGACGACCAACGACAGCGAGTTCCTTCGGGACGTAACTGGGAACCGCCGCTTCTGGCCGGTGGACGTTGGCGTGCAGCAGCCGACGAAGAGCGTGTTCACACAGCTGGAGGAGGAAGTGCCCCAGATATACGCTGAGGCGTTCCGCTATTGGCAGGCAGGTGAACCTCTGTATTTGACCGGTGAGGCGGCCGACATCGCGAAGCAGCAGCAAGAAGAGCACCGCGAGCGCAGCGCCAAGGAGGGCGTCGTCCGCGAGTTCCTGGAACGTCCGGTACCGGTGGGGTGGGAAAAACGTTCGATGGCGGAGAGGCGCATATATTGGTCGGGCGAGTTCGAGAGGCACGAAGGTGAGAAGGTTGCGCGCGATCGCGTTTGTGCGGCGGAAATCTGGTGCGAGTGTTTGGGCGGCGATCTGAAGCACATGAAGCGGTTCGAGGCGGTCGAGATCAACAACATTTTGGCGAGCATTTCTGGATGGAGGAAGCACCCCAGTACGCTACGGATCGGACCGTACGGGCACCAAAAAGGGTTCGTAAGGTTGTAAACCAACTCTGTAAACCTTGTAAACCTTGTAAACCTTGTAAACTTTCTCGTGTAAACCTTGTAAACCAACTTTTTTAGAAAGTTTACGAGAAAGTTTACAGCCCAAACCCGCGCCGTTATGCGGAAAATCGCCATCTGTAAACTATGTAAACCAACTTTTCTAATGAAATAAAAAATAGAGGGAATAGGAAGTATCAGGGGCGTACGCGTAACGCCTAACGCGCCTGAGCGTGATATAAACATACGCGTGCGTGCGAGAAAGTTACGGAGGGTTGATCATGCGAGAGCGCAGCATCGAGGAGTATCTCCGGGAGCGAGTGAAGGAAGCCGGAGGGAGGGCCTACAAATTCGTTTCACTGGGGAATGCAGGAGTACCAGACCGGCTGGTGATGCTGCCCGGCGGCCGACTCGTTTTCGCGGAGTTGAAAGCGCCGGGGAAGAAGCCGACGGCACTGCAGAGGGCGCAAGGTCGGTTCATCCGGAATCAGGGGCTGCCGGTCGTCGTGGTCGACAGCAAGGAGGGCGTTGACGAGCTGATCCAGAAGATGACGGAAGCAGGAGGGATACCGCCGTGGCCGGAGGAGTAGCACGAAAGAAATTCGAACCGCATGCATACCAGCGGTACTGCATCAACCGATTGCTGGTCGACGACGTTCTCGCCCTGTTCCTGGATCTAGGCTTAGGGAAGACGGTTATCACGCTGACGGCCGTGAACGACCTGAAATACAACCGTTTCGCCATCCGACGGGTGTTGGTTGTCGCGCCGAAGAAGGTCGCAGAGGCCAGCTGGTCGATGGAAGCGGCCAAATGGGAACACCTGAAGCACATGCGCGTCGTTCCTGTGATGGGCGACCAGCGGAAGCGGATCCGGGCGCTGAATACGCCCGGCGATGTTTGGGTCATCGCCCGAGACAACCTTGCATGGCTTGTTGAGCATTACCGCAACGCGTGGCCGTTCGACATGGTCGTGCTGGACGAGCTTTCGAGCTTTAAGAACCATCAGGCGAAGCGGTTCAAGGTTCTGACGTGGGTACGGCCTCACATCAAGCGAATTGTCGGGCTGACCGGCACGCCGGCGCCGAACGGGTTGCTGGATCTTTGGGCGCAAATCTACCTGCTGGACAGCGGCGAGCGTCTTGAAAAATACATCACGCATTACCGATCGCGGTATTTCGAACAGAACTACAACGGGTTCGGGTATACGGCGAAGCCGGGGGCCGACGAGGTCATTCATCAACGGATAGCGGACATCTGTATCAGCATGAGCGCCAAGGATTATCTGGAGCTTCCGGACTGCACAGTGAACGAGGTCCCAATCGTTTTGGACGCCAAAGCGAAAGAGCAGTACGAGCGAATGGAGAGGGAACTGCTGCTGGAGGTCGAGGGCACGGAGATTTCGGCGACGAGCGCGGCCGTGCTGACCGGAAAGCTGCTACAGATGTGCAACGGCGCGATTTACGACGAGAACCGCCAAGTCCACGAGATCCACGATTGCAAAATTGAAGCGTTCATGGAGCTGATTGAGCAGCTGAATGGGAAATCGGCCCTGGTATTTTACAGCTACCAGCATGATCTGGAGCGAATCCACCGGGCACTGGCCAAAACGGACCTTCGGGTCCGAGAGCTCAAGACGCCGGAGGATCAAATGGACTGGAATGCCGGCAAGGTCGATATCCTGCTGGCTCACCCGGCCAGTTCGGCCTATGGGCTGAACCTGCAAGACGGCGGGAACCACGTCGTGTGGTTCGGGCTGAACTGGAGCCTAGAGTTGTACCAGCAAGCCAACGGTCGCTTGCACCGGCAGGGCCAAACGCAGAAAGTCATCTTGCACCACCTCGTCGTCCAGGGAGGCGCCGATGAGGATGTAATGGCGGCGTTGGAGAACAAAGCGCAGACGCAGGACAAGCTGCTGGAAGCTCTGAAAGCACGCATCGAGAGGGTGACAAGTGGATGAATGAAACCCAAAGGCGCAAAGTGTTTCAGCGAGTTAAGGCGATGACGACGGAACGGTTTTGGAGCTGGCAAAACTGGCTGCACACCAGAGCATACGACTTATCAGGTAGTCATCACCTCGAGGCAATTCGTGGGCACCCAATGGGCGGCGAACAGATGGCCAGAGAAATCGCTGAAATGGTTGATTCGGTCCGCGGGAGAACTGGATTGAAGACGATCACGATCGACGATACGGAGGACGTGGAATTTCAGATTGTCATGGGAGGGCGAACCGTGGGAACCCCAATACCGAACAGAGCCAATGAGGAGAAGTCCATAGCGGCCGGACCGGTGACGACGTATAAGCTGCCGCCGGAAGAACTCGAGAAGCTGCGGGCCGGAACGCAACCGACGGAAAGAAGGCCGATCCACACGAGTCCCGACGGCGGCCGAAGCGAACGGAATAGGCTGATCGAAAACCAAACCAAAAACGAGGTGGACGATATGAAACCTAAGAAGACGGGTCCTGATTGCGGACTGACGAAGCGTATTTTCTTGGAGCAGATTGCTGCCGGCGAAACCGTATCAAGCATCGAACGGGCTTGGAAGATGAAAAACCAGACGCTTCCGTATTTGGTCAAAGTATGGGGACTGAGGGGTGTGACAGCGGGAAAGGCTCGGGAGTTGCTGGCGGAGATGCCGACGATGGCAACGGATGAACTTGAGTCGTTGCAGCCTGAAGCCATGACGGAAGACGTCGTGCCGGCGCAACCACAACCACCTGGAATGAATGCAACAGCGTCGTTTTACGCCGAGGTATCTGCCGACCGACAAGCGAAACAGTCTGACGCAGACCCCTTCGCCAGCGTCGAATGGTTTAATGTCGAGCAAGTGTTGGACGGCCCTTCGGTAAGCCTAAACAGCCGCGGGTTGTCGTTCGACGAAGAGGCCACGAAACGGATGGGTTTGAAAGCGAACGAGACGCTGATGATCGGCGCGGCCCCGGGGAAGTTGGTTTTCCAGAAGGGAGCACGCGGTCTGAAACTTCGCGAAGTTGGAGGCTCTACAGTACGTATCGAGAGCAAGCGGATCGGAAACTGGCAGCCGTTCAAGGTAGCTGCGAAGAAACGTTACCCACTGAAGCAGGACGCGATGAGAGGGGTTTATTACATCGAGGTCGAGGAGACGGATTATGAAGAAACCCGAACTTCGTGAGGACGGCGATCCACTGACCGGCTTCGCCTGGGGGCTCGCACTGTCGCTGTTGATGTGGGTCATTTTGGCCGCCGGCGCCGCGGCAGTGTACCGATTCGTACTTTGACACTGCGGGCCGTCTTCACCTCGATGTTTTCCCGGAGGAAATGTAGGACGCCGACGCTGTTGGAGAGGATCGACAGCGTCGTGTCTGAAAAGTCGATAATGATGCCGTACCCGTCGAAGACTTTGTTCCCGTCTCCGTCGACGGTGAAGACCATGACCGGCTCGCTGGTGCGTTTGGCTTTTCCGAAGTCGTCAAGCGTTCTGAGCAGCATATGTATCACCCGAATTGAATTATACCACGGAGGTGAACCGTACTGAATCCCGTCCAGATTTACTACGACGTGTGCAAAGAGATCGAGGTGCTAGAAATCCGCTTAATGGATCTCGAGGAGCAATTGAGGGCGGCACGCGCACTTTGCTTCAACGGTCAGTTGCCGTCGGACCCGATGCCGGTTCACGTGCCATTAGATAAAGCACTTGAACAGTATGACGACATCGTTGAACGGATTAAAGTCGTTTCGGCCGAGAAGGAGCGCAAGGAGAGTACACGAAAGCAGATCGATCGATTACTTAGGCAGTTCCAAGGACTCGAGATGCAGGTTGCCTACAAGCGGGATGTCGAAGGTAAATCGTTACTGGCGATTGCGACCGAATTGGGCTATTCATACGATCATATCCGGAGAGTTAGCAGCCGGATAAAAAAAGTCGGCGGCGCGTGAAAGATGCCACATTCATGCCACATTCCTGTTGCGAAATCATGATATAGTTGGTTCGTGGAAGTATGCATATACGAGAGTCGTCCAATCGGACGGCTCTTTTCGTTTTGAGGTGAACCTATGGAAACCCAATTGACTGGCCGTCGGCTTCTCGCCGTATTAAATCAAATGGACAAGAACGATAAGCCACCGAGCCAGCCCATGCAATGCCGCGGCTGTATTTGGGGAAAGTGGGACGGACTCAAACAGTTTTGTCCGTGGCGGAGCTGCAAGCGCAATGCCCTCTAAACCAAAGCACCCATGCAATCACGTCGGATGCCGGCAGCTGACGACAGAGAGATTCTGCGAGCAACACGCCAAGCAGCACCAACAGAAGCAGGATCGGGAGCGAGGCACGGCGCATCAGCGGGGGTACAACACACGGTGGCAGAAAGCACGGAAGACGTTCCTCTCACGGAACCCGCTGTGCCGTCATTGCCAAGACAAGGGCTTCCTAACGCCGGCGACGGTCGTCGACCACGTGATCCCACATCGAGGAGATCAGGATCCGTTTTGGGACACGAGCAACTGGCAGCCTTTGTGCAAAAGGCATCACGATATCAAGACAGCGAAAGAGGACGGAGGGTTCGGGCGATGAGGAGAATCATTAGGTGGCTGTCTCGGGTCACGTTTGGTTGGAATACACCTGCCCCGAGGAATCGGGCAGAACGGCGAGCCCAAAAGCAGGCCCTCCGGACATAGGGGGAGGGGGGGCAAAATCCTCGGGACCCCCTTCACTAAGACCGCGTGTCCAGATTCGCAATAATATTTTTCGTTTTTTGATTTTTTTGAATGTACTTTTTGAACCGTAGGATATATACAAGGGTAGTTTGATTGCCAAAATGCTTGAAATTGGCAAGCGGAGTTCAACGAAAAAAAATGAGGCAGTCTGAGTCCCTGCCTCGATGAGTTTCTTAATAAGGCAATATCTTATAAAATGGCAACTCACTTTGTTTGCAATCAGCCTTAGGTACATTTCCCGCACAAACGTCATCAATACGTCTAACGTGTTGACCAAATGATTTAATTGGGTCGCTAGATTGAAGAAAACGATTCTCCAAAGCGTCCCCACTTCCAGTTTCGTCGCTAATGATTTCCTTGGCGCAAATTTCTGAAGCGGTGATACTATCCACGCCCTTGGCAATGAGTCTGCGGTACTTTGAAAGCTTACCAATGTAGATACTTTGTTCTTCTTCTGTGTACCATCCAATGTTCATGGGTTGCATCAACTCCTAGGTATATTTTTACACATTAATTATATCATCAGGAATTAAACATTACCTCTAAAAATGGATTACGGTACCAATGGAGGGAGCGGTAATAGTATAATTATGTAAAATATTAAAGGAGCCCTACATCCCATGATTTATAACTATTTTGATTCTTCATGTAGGATTATAGTTGATGAGTTTAATTACCTCGTGCAGGGTTTAGACGTTCGGCAGAAAGAACAATACGCTATTGATAAACTTTGCGAAGCCGACCTTGTCTTCAGGTTAGGAAATCCGTTTAGACAACTAGCGCGTTACACTGTTCAAGGTTCAAAGGGACAGGACATAATTGTGGATTATAAGGATTTTAGGGTAGAGGTGAAGTACTGGAGATACTGGTTCGGGGGGACTGGAAAACAAAAGCTTGTTTGGAAGGATGCTTTTCAAAAGGATTTTGACTGGCTATGCAATCAGATAGACGACGGACAAAAAGGGAAGAGAGCATTTATCGGATGTTGGTCACCCTTAATCGGATGGAATGAGTTGCTACAACTTGGATCAAGTACAGGTACGAATCCGGCACCCAACATGGAAAGATTATCGTTACTTCCATTTGTCGAATGTACTGGAAAGGGCGTTGCAGATCTTAGGACACGATACAGCGAAAATCAAGGATCGTTTACTTTGTCCGAAAGGGGAACAAAGGTGAATTGGTCTCTTTACGGGCTACCAAGTGATTTTATTAATATGGTGATGTACTACTAAATGATTAGCGTAATATGCCCATTTCCTAGTATTTCTCGTTAAAAACTGTCTTTTTTTCTTATTTTGAAGTTAGGAGGTGGCCCTATGCCGGGCCGAAACGCAAAACCGATCGGCCTGCATTTGGCCGAAGGAAATCCGAACCGCTTGACGAAGGCGGAGATCGCCGCTCGTCAGGAGGGAGAAGTCAAACTCGGCGAGAAGGATCTCGACAAGCTGAAGCTGCCAGCATTCGTACGGAAGGACAAGGCAGCCGCGAAGCTCTGGCGAGAGCTGATCAAGGAGTACAAGTTGGCCGCGAAGCAAGGCGTTGAATTGCTGACCAGTTCTGACGTCGGCATGCTTGCGCTGTACTGCAAGACGTTCTCCGAATACGAGCGACTGCAGGAGAAGTACCAGCAGATCGACCAGGTGCAAATAGACGAAAGCGTCTTTGACGAACTGATCGGCAATGCAGAAGCGGCAACAGAGGCGGAGGCCAAGGCGATCCGCTATCTTTCGCAACTCGCGAGCCTCGAAGGCGCGCTGAAAATCGAGACGGCGATCAACAAAAAGATGGACATGCTCCTGAAAATGCAGGATCGGCTTTTCCTCAACCCGCTCGCCAAGGTAAAGAACGTGCCGCAGCCGAAGAAAGAAGTGAAGCAGTCGGCCATGGCAGAATTCATGAACCGCCGGGCAGGTGGCGGCCATGCGCCATGATAAACAGCGCGCGCTCGATCCGATCGAGTTCATCCAGATGCTCAAGGCGGTCGACGATTTCTACGGCCAGCCGTTCATCCTACTCGACTGGCAATACAAAATTCTGTGGGATGTTTACGGCACGGTCCGGGACGACGGGTATCGCCAGTATCGATACGCATACCTAGAGGTCCCGAAAAAGAACGGGAAGACGTCGCTGATCGCCGGTCTCTCTTTATACCACTTGACCTGCGATCCTCCGGGCGGGCAGATTTATTGCTGCGCCGCCGACCGTTCCCAGGCGGAGCTGGTTTACCGTGCGGCAGTCGGCATGATCGAGCAGGAGCCCGAGCTCGAAGCGATCCTGAAGGTCACGGAGAGCAAGAAGGAAATCAAAAACACCATGACTGGCACGACGATGAAAGTTCTGTCGGCCGAAGCGTACACGAAGCACGGTATCAACCCGACGGTCGTCATCTTCGACGAGCTGCACGCGCAGCCGACGCGCGACCTGTGGGACGTTATGACGTTCGGCGCCGGCGCGGCACGGAAGGAGCCGCTCTGGTGGGTCATCACGACGGCCGGAGATGACCCGGACCGCAACTCGATCGGCTGGGAGATCCACGAGCAGGCGACAAAGATCACGACCGGCGAGCTGGTCGACCCACATTGGTACGTGAAAATTTACGGCGCCCCCGAAGACGCCGACATCTTCGAAGAGAAAACGTGGTACGAGGCCAATCCGAGCCTCGGGCACACCATCAGCATCGAATCCGTACGCCAGGAGGCGCTCGCAGCTCGTAACAGCGAAGCTGCAGAGCGTCTTTTTCGTTGGCTTCGGTTGAATCAGTGGGTTTCTGTCAAGCGAATCGGTTGGCAGCCGCTAACGCTGTGGGACAAGACGGTCGGCAAGTGGGGGCGCTCAGATCTGATTGGAAAGAAGTGCTACCCAGGAATTGACCTATCAAGCACTACGGATCTCACAGGCGCAGTTTATTTATTCCCTCCGCAAGAGGACTGGGAGGATTGGCGCTTCATCATGGAAGCGTGGATCCCGGAGGACAACATGAAGGAACGCGTAAAACGCGACGGCGTGCCGTATGACCGCTGGGTTAATCAAGGGTTCTTGCACGCCACGCCTGGAGACGTCGTTGATTACGAGTTTGTCGAGGCGCGGATTTTGGCGGCAAATCAGCAATATGAGATCCCGGCCGGCGGCGCTGATCCATGGAACAGCCGAATGTTGACCCAAAGACTCATTCGCGGCGGCTTGGAGATGGTCGAGATCGGACAGAACATGAAAAACATGAATGCAGCCATGAAGATGATTGAACAGCTCATGAAAACCGGTCGGATGACTCACGAGGTGCACCCCGTCGGGCGCTGGTGCTGGGGGAATGTCGTCGTGGCGGTCGACGGGAACGAGAACATCAAGCCGATGAAGAACCGCTCGAAGGAACGGATCGACTTGACGGTCGCTCTAATCAATGCCATGGCGACGGCGATGCTGTTCGAGGAGATGGATGCAGAGTCCGTGTACGAAACCCGCGGCATTATCACGTTTTGAGGGAGGTGATGGCTACGAGAATAAAAATACCTTTTACCAATCGGGCGCTCGAAATCCGGGCGGGATCGTTTACGAATCCGGATCGATGGGTGGAGGACTGGTTCCGCGGCGGCCGCGGCGCAAAGTCCGGCGTCACGGTCAACGACGAATCGGCTATGAGAGTCACGGCTTACTTGGCTGCCGTGAAGATCATTGCCGAGACTATCGCATCGCTACCTCTTCACTTGTACAGATCGAGGGACGATGCTCAGGAACGGGCGCCGAACCATCCGCTGTACGAGGTTTTGCACTACCAGTCGAACCCGGAGATGACAGCGTACACCTTTCGCGAGACTTTCCAAGGACACATCTGTAATTGGGGTAACGGTTACGCCTACATCGATCGCGACGGTGCCGGTCGGGTGACCGCGTTGTGGCCGCTCCTACCGGACAGGACGTGGCCAGACAGGGACGAACGCGGGAACCTCTGGTATTGGACTACGCTGCCTAAGACGGGCGAGCTGCGAAAACTCGATCCGTTTGACGTTCTCCATATTCCGGGCTTCGGCTTTGACGGGGTCAAGGGGTACAACCCAGTTCGACTGGCCCAGGAAGCGATCGGCTTATCGCTGGCCGCAGAGGAGTTTGGAGCTAGGTTTTTCGGGGACGGAGCTACGCCGAGTGTTATCCTGGAATACCCCGGGAAGCTGAAAGGCGAAGCGCTGGAATCCTTCAAAAAGGCCGCGAAGGAAGCGTATCAGGGTCTTAGCAATGCGCACAAGATCATGATTCTCGAGGAAGGATTAAAGCACCATACGATGACCATTCCGCCCGACGCCGCGCAGTTCCTCGAGACCCGCAAATTCCAGATCGCGGAGATCGCGCGGATCTTTCGCGTACCGCTGCACATGCTGCAGGAGCTCGATCGCTCGACAAACAACAACATTGAGCACCAATCAATCGAATTCGTCGTGCATACGATCCGGCCATGGCTCGTTCGGTGGGAGCAAGCTTTCCGAATGAAGCTGTTATCGCAACGAGAACGAAATGCTGGCTATTATGCCGAGTTTAACGTCGAGGGACTGCTTCGCGGGGACACGAAGAGCCGGTACGACGCATACGGCGTGGCAATCGACAAGGGCTGGATGAACCCGAACGAGGTGCGCAGGTTGGAGAATCAAAATCCGTACCCAGGCGGCGATGCATATCGTGCGCCACTTAATACGGGGAAGGTAAATCCGGACGGATCCGTCGCCGTACCGCCGAAGGAAGGAGGTGGATCGGAAGAATGAAGCGTACACTAGCGAAATTTGAATCGAAAAAGGGTCGTTTTGAAATATCCGCCCAGGCAAATGAGGCGGATATTTACATTTACGGCGTGATCGACTCGACCGAATGGTGGGGCGATGAAGTTTTGCCACAGCACGTAGCCGCGGCTCTGCAAACCTTGCCGTCAACGATGCCGCTTAACATCCACGTAAATTCGCCGGGCGGCAACGTGTTCGCAGGAATGGCCATTTACGCGCTACTTGATCGCCACGCAGGGCAGAAAACGAGCTACATTGAGGGGCTCGCGGCTTCGATGGGGAGTGTAATCCCGCTCGTCGCTGACAAACGCTACATCGCCCGCGGGTCGATGTACATGATCCACCAGGCGAGAGGGACTGTTCGACAGGCGATTGCGAGCGAAATGCGCCGCTATGCGGACTTGCTGGACAAGCTCAATGGCGAGATGGGTTCGATTTACAAGGCCAAAAGCAAACTCGACAACATCGACGAGTTGCTCGGTAGCGGAACTGACGTGTGGTACACGGCTGATGAGGCGAAAGCTGCCGGATTTGTGGACAGCATCGAAGGAGAGCTCGAGGTCGCTGCGTGTTTGCTAGGCGACACCGCGATCATTAACGGAGTGGAAGTGGACTGGAGACAGTTCAGCAATGCGCCAAGCCTGCCGAAGGTAGGAAGTCCTGAGGCAGTTGATTTTGGTTACAAAGCCGCCGCGCGCCGGCGTGAGCTTGAACTTAAATTTAGGAGGTAGATCGAATTGAGAGCACAGATCAACGAATTGAAGCAAGAGCGCGCCAGCATCTGGGAACAAGCGAAGGCGCTCAACGAGAAGGCACTTGCTGAGAAGCGCGACTTTACGTCGGAGGAGCAGCAGCAGTACGACAAAATGATGGCGGACATGGACGCCAAGGGAAAAACGATTGAACGTCTCGAAGCCGCGCTCAAAATCGACGACGAAATGGGCGCTTCGGGCAGCTCCGGTCGCGGTTTCCAACCGAAGCCGGGCTCCGGAAAAGGCGGCGACAATCCGCGGGCATCTGCGGAGTATCGGGCGACTTTCGAACGCTTCCTCGTCAATGGTACCGCAGCACTGACGCCTGAAGACATCAAGGCAATGGCAGCCGATCCGGATTCCGAGGGTGGCTATCTCGTCACACCGCAGCAGATGGTTGAGGAACTGCTGAAGGAAGTCGACAATATGGTCTTCATTCGCCAGTACGCTCGGAAATTTACGCTCAAGACAGCGAAATCTCTTGGCGTTCCGACGCTCGACGGCGACGTCGATGACGCGGACTGGACGACGGAGCTCAAGACAGGTAACAATACCGACGTCACGCTTGGCAAACGCGAACTGCGACCTCATCCGCTGGCGAAACGCGCGAAAGTGTCGAACACGCTTCTTCGTCTGACAGCCGGTGGAGCCGAAACGTTGGTGCGTGAGCGACTGGCATACAAATTCGGCGTAACGCTCGAGAAAGCGTACATGACGGGCGACGGAAACGCAAAACCGTTGGGCATCTTTACGGCATCTAACGACGGCATTCCGACGTCCCGAGACGTTGTTGGTACGAACACGACGACGGCCATCACGGCGGACACACTGATCGACGCACTGTACTCGCTGAAGGACGCCTACCAACGGAATGCTCGCTGGGGTTTCCATCGCGACATCGTCAAGGAGATCCGAAAACTCAAAGATGCGAACGGACAATATCTCTGGACTCCGGGCATCGTCGGCGGACAGCCTGATACGATTCTCTCGAAGCCGTTCTTCCAGTCGGAATACGCACCGAACACGATGACGGCTGGTCAATACGTCGGTATCATCGGTGACTTCCAATACTACTGGTACGTGGACGCCCTTGACTTCGCGATCCAGCGTCTCGTGGAACTGTATGCGGAGACGAATCAGACGGGCTTCATCGGCCGCTACGAAGGCGACGGTCAGCCGGTACTCGGCGCGGCATTCGCACGGATCAAGCTGGCATCCTCGTAATCGAACATATTGACCTGATTTAAGCCGTTGTCCGCACGGCTTTTTTTATGCGGACAAATCCACATTAGGAGCGTGAATCTACGTGAATTTGAGTAACGGCGTGAAAATTACGCAAGCTGCGGCAGCGTCCGCAGCCGGTACTTCGGCAGTGAATTCCGACGTCATCGATATGGCTGGTTACGATGGTGTAATGTTTGTGACGGCAATCGCGACGGCAAACGCCGGCAACCATATCAAGCTGCAGCAGGGCGACGAGCCGGATCTTTCGGACGCCGCCGACATCGAAGGTTCTAAGCAAGTTGCGACGGCAAACGCACAGACGGTCTGGATCGACTTGTACCGACCGACGAAGCGCTACGTGCGAGCTGTTGCTACACGCGGCGTGTCGACAGCGCTCGGTGAAGTCTACGCTTTCCAGTACGAAGGGCGCATTCAGCCGGCAGACAACAACGTGACGGGCGAAATCATCGGCGAGCTGCTCGTGAGCCCGGATGAGGGCACGGCGTAAATCATAGACTGGGTTTCCCCGGTCTCCCGGAGGTGAGAGGAAAGTGAAAATCAAGATGATTACACTCGCTGCGGGACCCGAAGGTGTTAAGCACCCCGGCAAAATTTACGACGTCAGCGACACCGAGGCGAAGGCGTTCGTTACCGGAGGATATGCTGAATACGTTGGTGCAGCACCGGCAGAAACGATCGCGCAGCCTCAGGAAACGGAGGGGCCGTCAATGGAAGCATTCGGCGAGTTGTCCGCCGCCGACCAGAAGTCGCTGCTCGAGAAGCTCGCGATCGAAGGTGACGCCGGCAACGAGGAGAAGCGGACGGCGCTTTACGCCGCGTACCTTGAAGCGAAGAAGGTGTAAACCATGAAGCTCAAGGTGATCACTCCGCCGGCCAGCGAGCCGGTGGGGCTTCCGGACGTGAAGCCGCAGTTGCGGATCGACTTGGACGATACCTCCTACGACGCAACGCTAACGCCGCTCATCACGGCCGCGCGCGAATGGTGCGAAGGCTACCAGAATCGCGCGTACCTCGCGCAGACGTTGGAGATCGCATTGGACGATTGGCCGCGCGGCGCGATCCGGCTTGCACGGCCGCCGTTGCAGTCGGTGACGAGCCTTACGTACACGGACCGCGACGGGAACACAGCGATGTGGGCACCGTCGAACTACATCGTCGACGACTACTCGGAGCCGGCGGAAATTGTACGCACCGCGGGTGTCTACTGGCCCACGATTTGCCTGGCGCCGGCGAATGGCGTCAAGGTCCGCTACGTCGCCGGCCACGCTGCTGCCGCCAGCGTCCCGGAGCGGGTGAAGCAGGCGATCATCCTCTTGGTCGCCACCTGGTTTGATAACCCCGGATGCGAGCCGCCGGACGCGGTGAAGTCGCTGCTTAGCCTAGATCGGGTGGTGCCGGTATGAATAAGCCCGGCGAACGATCGCTGATGTCACGCCTCAGCAAGCGGGCAACAATCCTACGGAGTGTTGAGGCGTCCGGCGAGTACGGAGGTCCAGTCGAGACGTGGGAGCCGGTATGCGACGTTTGGGCCGCTGTCGAGCCGTTGCGAGGGCAGGAGTATTTTACCGCGGGTCGTGAGGGCGCCAACGTCACCACGCGGATCCGAATCCGGTACCGGGAAGCCATTAATCGAACGATGATCGTGCGCTGCGACGGGATCGACTTCGAGATTCTGAGTATCATTGACCCGGAATTTCGTCACCGGGAAATGCAGCTCATGTGTAAGGAGCGGCAATAAGATGGCGCGGTCGGATATTAAGGGTATGGCGGAGCTTCAAACGACGTTCAAGCTACTTGGTCGCATCCCTCAGACGGTATCCACGAAGTCGGCGCGCGCCGGCGCCTCGATTGCATTGCGTGCAGCTCGTCGGAATGCACCGGAGGACACAGGGGATCTGAAGAGCGGCATCATCGCGAAGCGTGAGCGCAAGACGGTGCCGGGCAAGGCTGTGTACGACGTTATGATGGACCCAGCCAAGAACGACATCTTCGTGAAGATATCGAAGGATGGGAAACGATCGTACTATCCTGCGTCCCAGGAATACGGCTTCTTGACCGTCGACGGTGGGTACATTCCAGGGAACCGGTTTCTACAGCGTGCGATCACGGAGAATAACCAGGAAATCGAGAGAAAGATCCTCGAGGTAACCGGTAAGGAAGTCGACAAAGCTTTGCGGAAACGAGGTGGGCGGGCATGACATTTGAGGCGGCGCTGGCGCAGGAGTTGAAGACAATCGGGGTTTTGGGCGGCCGAGTGTATCCGCTCGCCGCTCCGGAAGCGAATCGAAACAAAGGTACCCCGTATGTGATATTCGTCTCCAGCGAGGGTCTACGAACGAAAACGTTGGACGGTTACCAAAGTGGGAAGACCGTGCCAGGCGAGATCAACGTGATCAGCGATGATTATAACGAGCTACGGTCCGTCACGGCCGCGATCGTTGAACTGCTGGTCGGTATGGAGCAGCGGACGATTGGATCCGGTGGTCCATTCATCCAGGAAGTCGTATATCAAGAACCGCGCGAGCTGTACGAGGAGGCGCCGAAGCTGTATCGGTGCTTGATTGATTTTGAAGTCTATTTCTGAGGAGGTAGAGGGGATTGTCCAAGAAGACGATCGGCACGAAAATAAGGATCGGCTTGTATAATATTGCCGGCCTGACGTCAATCACGCCGCCGAACAAGACGGCAGACATGATCGAGAAAACGACGCTCGACGACCCGTACAGGAAGTATGTCGCCACATTGAAGGATGGCGGGGAAGTGGCGATCTCCGGTTACTTCGAGGCTGGGGATACGAACGGCCAGCTCGCTTTGGATGACGCCTTTGAATCCGGCGAAGAGGTACCTTTCGAGATTATCTTCCCGGCGGAAGTGGGTGCGAGCTGGAGTTTCGGCGGCCTCGTCCAATCGCTGACCTTCGGCACCGCCGAACTCGGTGAGCTGCTTACGTTCGAGGCGACTATTAAGGTCAGTGGGAAGCCGGATCTGAACACGACGGCGAGCACCGGCCTTTCGGCGCTGTCGCTCACGGGTGCTGGAGGTACGCTTTCGCCAGCGTTCTCGAACTCGAAGTATTTCTATACGTTTGGCGGCGTCACGGCCAGTAGCGTAACGGTCACGGCGACGGCCGCAGGCCATACGCTGAAGCTGTTCATGGACGGCGAGTATTCTCAGGACCTGACGTCGGGCAGCGCGTCCACGGCGATCTCGCTGACACTCAACGTAGGCAAGAAGTTGACGATTGTGGCGCAAGAAGAAGGCAAGTCGTCCGTCATTTACGAAGTTGTCGTCGTGAAGACGGCGTAAATCCGTTAGCCCGGGGCCAAGTGCTCCGGGCTTTTCCATAAAGGAGCGAGGCTAATGAATAACGATGTGGTCATTATTGAGCTCGACCGCCCGAGGCAGCTCAAATTCACGCACACGGCGCTGAAGACGTTGATGTCGATCACGGGCCAATCCATCGAGGAACTAGACGGTCAGCTTGACGTCTACAATTTCGAGTTTTTGGAACAGATGGCATACTGCGGTCTGCTTCGGGATGCAAAAGAGAGAGGTGAAACCCTCGACCCCAAAAATATTGCAGATCTGCTTGATGAGGCGCCGTCGTTCGTCCACGTGATCGAGAAAGTCGTAGCCGCCTGGCGTGTGGCGTTCGGGGCTCCGCCTCAGACCGCTGAGGGAAACCCTCTGGCGCCGGCGGAGGGAACGCCGGCAAACGAAAACCTTTCGATTGGGAAGAATCCCTTCGCGTAGCGATTCGCTGCGGGGTTGGAGTTTTAGAATATGGGGAGTTGACTCCGCGTGAGCTCCTCTTAATCGTCGAAGAGTACACTGGGAAAAGACAGAATGATCACGAGCGTATGCTCATTTACGCATATAAAACAGCTGAGTGGTTCCGCGTGAAGCGAATGCCTAGCCTGAAAGATGTTCTCGAGTCGGCACGGGAGAAGAAAGCTGCTGCACACGAACCGCAAACACCGGAGCAGATGTTTGCCGTCGTGAAACGAATGCACCACAGGTTGACGAGGGAGGAGGAGAAGAAGCGTGGCCGTAGTTAAAAACCTAATGATTCGGATCGGTGCCGACTATTCGCCGGCGAAGAAAGCGATGGACGGCGCCACGCGAGAACTCACGAGGTTCCGTAAAGATACGGAGAAAACGGCATCGGCGATCCGTGGGGAAAAAGGGCTAGGAGGCATCGCCGACGAGTTCAAATCCCTCAACGAGGAGCTGCGTGCCTCCATCTCTCGTCTGCGCGGTGCACAAGGATTAGGGGCAGTTACGAGTGAAGTTAAAACACTGGTTCCGCTCCTCGGCCGCTCTGCCGCTGCTATGAGCGGCCTCGGGCAGGCGACGATGACGACGGGAGCGCGCTTTGGCATCGCCGGCATTGCGGTCGCAGCGTTCACGGCAGCACTCGGCGCAGCAACAATGGGTATTTACCAAGCAAGCCAGCGCGCGGTGAAATTTGAGTCCGACCTTGGCCGACTTAACATGCAGTTGAAAGGTGGATCCCGGGAATTTATCGAATGGGCCCGGGCACAAGGATTAGCGAAAACAACGTCCGTTGAACTGGGCGCAACATATAGCACACTTCTTTCCTCATTCATTTCGGATAACAAGCGACTTGCGGCCGAGACGAAAAGTCTTGTTCAGGCGTCGCGGATCCTCGTGAGCGGTACGGGCCGGCCGATTGAGGAAGTCCTGGAACGGGTGCGTTCCGGCTTGCTTGGTAATACGGAAGCGATTGAGGATCTTGGCGTCTTCGTAAACATCGCGATGATCGAGAGCACGAACGCATTTAAGAAGTTCGCCAACGGAAAGAGCTGGGATCAGCTCGACTTCCGCGTTCAGCAACAAATTCGGCTCGCGGCGATTCTCGAGCAGACATATGCTCGGTATGGGAACGAGTTGCAGAATAACACGATGACCAAACAGTCGCGGCTCATGGAACAGCTGAAGGACATCCAGCTTCACCTGTCTCAGGCGTTCCTGCCCATCTGGGACGCGGTGCTGCCGCCGTTAATCCGGCTAGCGGAAGCGCTCGCCGTGACGACGGAGCACTTGGCGAGGTTCATGTACCGGCTCCGCGGCCTGGACTACGACGAGATGACACAAGGCACAGACCAACAAACGGATGCGGTGCAGAATCAGGGCGATGCGTATGCCGATCTGGCGAAGCAAGCAGCAAAAGCGCGCAAGGAACTTGCCGCGTTTGACGAGCTCAACTTGATCGGAGGAGGGGGCTCTGGATCAGCTGGCTCCGGTGGAGGTGGTGGCGCCCCAGGTGGCGGCATTCCTCCTAGTGGGCCTGGAGGTCCCGGAGGCGGCGGTCTGCAACTGCCCAATATACCACCCCTTCCTCGCCTGCAACTGCAGTTTGATCCACCGAGTCCTCCGGACGCGGGTGCAGGCGCTGTGGCGACGGCAGTGTCGAGCACGATTAACGCCATGAGCGCTGAAGTGAAACAGCGACTCGCAGAGCTCTGGAGAGATTTGCAAGCAGAAACTCAGGTGAAAGCCCCAGTTCTTCAGGGGGCACTTGCTGCTATGTTCGCGGAGATCTTGAAAAACACCACCGCGACGACAGGTCAAATTCGCGCGGATTGGAAGTTCATGCTTTCTGGCATGCAGGGCGAGCTTGTTGTATATCGTCCCCAAATCGAAACCGATTGGGTCGGCTTGAAGCTAGCAATCGACTCAATGAAAAACCCGCTCGCGACGGTGCGTGCGGATTGGCATAACACCTTGGATTACATGCAGGTGCAGCTGAACGCTTATCGGCCTTATCTGGAATGGGGATTCAAGCTGATTGGCCTATCGGCAATTGGGTTGGTGCCGCAGCTGCTTCAGGTGGAGAATGCCTGGAAGCAAACGTTGTCGAACATGGCTACCTCTGCGACTTCCTTCCTCGGCGATATCCTGGGCGGAATCAACGGCGTTATTGCTGCATGGGCCCGGATGCAAAAGACGCTTACAGGTGCGCCAGCGGCATCGCCGGCCAACTCGCCATCCGTCAAAACGCAGCCGGCTACTCTTGGGCAAGAGAAGTCTGCGATGGTGCGGCAGCAAGCGAATCGGGCCCCGGCATTAAACATCCCGACGACCGCGGGTGCAGCGGCCGGAGTCAATTTGGACGTCAGTTGGATGTATTCGCCGGAGACGCTGGCGGGAGTTCAGGCGATGCTGCAGCAGGAAGCGCAAAAACCGCAGAACCAAGCGGCATTTTCGATTTATTCGACGCTGTTACCGCTTGGCAAACTCGGACAAGCCGGCAAGTTGGGCATGTACGGAGATGATGCCGTTAATGCGCTGAAGAAGCTCTGGGAAAGTATGAAAGGAGCCGGCAACGCAATACCAGCTTTCGCAAATGGAGGCCTTGTATACGGGCCAACGTTAGCCATGGTCGGCGACAACCCGGGAGCACGGACGGATCCGGAGGTGATCGCTCCGTTTAGCGACCTTCAGGACCTGCTGGATGGTGAAAACGCGGAGAGTATTTCCGTGCTGCGTCAAATTCTGACGGCACTGCAGGGCGGCCTACAGGTCCAGGTAAGCATCTCCCGTGACGAGGTCGGCCGAGCAGCAACCGGGTACATCAATGACGAAACGCGACGTGGGCGAAATCCCATCAGGGTGTAGGAGGTGTGCTGTCTTGTACCTAGCAATAAACGGCGTAGAAATCGCTAAATATCCGGCTCAATTCTCGGTTACGGTTATGGACCTGGACGACGCGGATACGACCACCCGAACTGCCGACGGCACGCTGACCCGGGATCGGATCGCTGTGAAACGGCAGATCGAGATGAGTTTTAACGCGATGCTTTGGGAGGACATAGCAGCCATTCAGCAGGCGATGGCGGATGAGTTCTTTGAATTTACGTACCCGGATCCGCACTCTGGACAACAAGAAACGAAGACGTTTTACGCCGGTAATCGAAAGGCAGCCGTCGCGATTGTGAAAAACGGTGTCTACTGGTGGACAGGTCTTCAGTTGACTCTGACGGAGCAGTGATGCCATGTACGAAATTTCAGACCAGTATAAGGAATACCTGAAGCAGCGTTCCCGCGATTGGCTAGTGAAGGTTTTAATCGGCAGCAAGGAATACGGGAACGATGTGATCTTAGATTTTGTCATTGAAAACGATCTGACCCCGGATCGGGAGTTCGTGCTGGGTGCAGCGATCGTTTCAAAATTAACACTTCGGATGAAGACCTCGGACGAAATCGCCCCAAACGCCCGTACTGTCCCGTCCGTAGCGCTTACCGGTTCGGCGGGAGCTACGGAATGGTTGCCGCTCGGGGAATTCTTTATCGACAGCCGAGAGCAGGTCAAAGATGTCTGGGTGTTCACTTGCTACGACAAGCTCATACGGGCCAACGTACCGTATATCTCGGCTCTTACTTACCCAGCAACAATGCAAGCGGTATGGGATGAGATATGCACCTCGCTCGGATATACGTATGACGGGTCGGTCTTCATTGATCCATCGCATACGATCCAAGTCGGCCCGGTCGGTTTCACAAAGCGGGAAATGTTGGGATATATTGCCGCGGTCAATGCGGCGAGCGTGTATATCGCCAAAAACGGGGAGTTGCGTTTTCGGCGATTTGATGCGGATGATTCAGCGCTTCTTGATTTGACTGACAAGGATTACATCCGCGCTGAGCATATCAATCCATTCAAGACGTACACGAGGATCGTGGTTACGTACGATACGGAGCAAGGTTTGACCTACGAAGCCGGCGAAGGCGATGAGAACCACACGCTGCACCTTGAGAACCCGTTTATGACGCAGGCAATGGTGGACGCGCTACTAGCCAGGCTGAACGGATTTTATTACACTCCCGCACAAATCACTGCTCGCGGGCACCCGGAGATCGAACTGGGTGACCGCTTTAACTTCGGTCGGTCCGTAGACTCCCCAGAATGGGAGGACGCAGACATCGCCTGGGAGGATGTCGGGTTTACCTGGAACGGGTATCAGTATGGCGCCGGGATCTCCATCGTCCTCGAACAGAAATACACGTTCCGGGGCGGATTGCAGATGGAAATCGGTGCGCCGTCCAAATCGGAACAGGAATCCGAATTCGAGACTGAGGGCACTCTCGCTGCACAAATCAACCGCCTTAATCAGACATCGGTGAAGCTTGGCCGGCAATATTATGGCGCAACGATTACCAGAGACGAAGGCTTGATTATTGAGCGCGAGGATCATGCGTCTAAGGTAATATTAAATAGCGACGAGTTCTCCTTCTACGTCGGGGCAGATAGGGCGCTGTGGTTTGATATTCAGGCGCAGCGCTACAAATTTTCGGGCACACTCGAGGCAACTGACGGTGTGTTTACGGGGGCGCTTGTTGGCGGGACAATCGAAATTGGTTCGGGCAATAGCGTATTCAAGGCGGACCAAAGCGGTATTTATTTGGGGTCAGGAACGTTCTCCTCTGCACCGTTTCGTGTTGACCTAACGGGAGCCCTATACTCGACAGCAGGATACATCGGCGGTTGGAACATCGAATCCGACCGGCTTTCGGGCAACGGGGCCATTGAAGGTGGCGAGATTATTGGGTCGTACTTCTACGGCGGCACAATCAACGTCTCAGACGACGTCATCGTTGGGGACCGAATTAAATTCAACGGTGCGGGAGGGATGGACAGAGGAATTTATTTCGGGAACGTCGGCGCAATCACTTTTGATATGAACACCGACACGATCGAAATTTCATCGATGAACGGCGTCAGTATTTCTTCGTCGGTGTTAATCGTCGGGACAACGGATATATTGGAGGAGATTAATTCGCTAAAATCAATGCTAGCAGCGAAAGCAACAAGCGGAGCGGACACTGGTTATGCGGGCCCGTATAATGGTGGGATACCGATTGGAACAGAACTGGCGACAGCGGACGGTGGGACAGTTACTTGGGTGGGAATTCCTGCACACAAACATATTCAGAACTAAAACCTTTACTTCAAAAGCGCGTATAACTAATAAATTCCATTTTAGGGGGTGGTTTCGTGAAAAGGGTTTTGTTCGGGTTAATTCTCGGCCTTGGATTGATGTTCCCGTTTTCAACTGCCGGAGCTGAAGTTTTTTCGATGATTGGTAAAAAGATCGAGGGCAGTTTTCCTGTCACGCTTAACGGCCAACGAGCTGAGAAGGACGCCATCGTTGTGGAAGGAACCAGTTATCTGCCAATCAGGGTTGTCGCAGAATTATTCAATGCTGATGTTGCTTTTATTGATAGCGAAATTGTCATAACTCCGAAAGGAGGGGTGTACTTGACGGATGAGGAAAAAAAGGCGAAATCAGAGGATTTAAAGAAAAAGGCTGCTGACGAACAAGCAAAGTTTGATGAGGGCACACGAATTGAAAATGAAAAGAACGAAATCAAAAGAATGAGGAATGTATTACTAACCGAGTTGTCTATTAAAAAAAGCAAACTGCAAAATGCGCAGCACGAGATGGCGGTATTTGGGGAAATGCTGGCGGATATGAAGCTACCGACAAACAGCGATAAAAAGACACTATCCGAGTACGAACAGGGCAGGGCAAAGCTAGAAGCCAAGATAAAAAGCTTGGAATCCACCATCGGCACGCTTAATTCAGAGGTTGAGGATATTGAAAACCAAATAACGCAGATTGACGAAAAAATTCAGCAAATGGGCAGCACTCCTTAACGGGGTGCTTTTTTATTTCCAAAGGAGGTTAAGCCCTTGGCTCAAATTCAGCCCTTTATTCGAATCGAGCTGGATCCTCGGCGACCGGTGCCGGAGATTTGCAGTGTAATTAGTGCTGTTACATCTACCTCCTCTGCGGAACAGGAGGAATTAATCTTGCGCGGGATTCAACGAGCGATTGAGAAACGCTTGATTGCGATCGGGAAAGGAGAGCAGCCAAGTGCCGAACAAGTATAGTAATTTACGCGGTAACGAGAAGATCAAAGATAGTTTTGGCAAAATCAACGATGGATTTGCCGCTGTTGAGGAAGATATCACAATGGCGCGTACCGAAACCATCGGAGCAAGCCGGATTGCCAATAACAGCATCCCGGCGAGTAAGCTGAAGCAGGACACCAATGCGGATAAAATTCAGCCGGCGAACCTTTCAGCTGAAGTGATATCCATGATGAACGGACAGTCCCCTACTGGAACCACGCCGACGGACGGAAGTGTCACGACGGAAAAGATCGCGACGGGGGCGGTAACTCGTGAGAAGTTGGAAACGACGCTTGACGAATTGATTCACGAAACGTTTGACGAAGCCACTTATTCTAACCAATATGTGTACGCGATCATCGATAGCGCCAACAACATCGCTTTCGCGATTCGCCCGGACGGTCAGATCGTTGCTAAAGTTAACTCGGACATCGTCGGCAATTCGTCTACGGTCAGCGGACCTACGTTGACGGCGGCGCTTGACACGCTGAAGGAGTTGATCGACTCGCTCGGTTCTGGGAGCGTGGCGAACACTTCGGATGTCGAGGGTGCGACAGTCACGGACGCGCTTAATGAATTGAAATCCGGAGCGCACCAAGAGATGCTCCCGGAGGAAGCCGAGGAATACGCTTATGTCATTATCGACTCCAAGAACAACATCGCTTTCGGAATAAAGTCGGATGGCACGCTCGTAGCGAAGTTCTCGGTGGACAATATTCCCGACGCGAGCATCACGAAAGCCAAGCTGTCCGCAGAAGTTTCCGACAGTGTTGCCGAACATTTAAGCGAAGAAAGCGGCTTTGTCTATTCGATCGTGGATACCGCGGACAAGATCGCCTTCGGTATTAAAACAAACGGCAAGTCGTATTTCAATCTCGATCCTGCCTCGATCCCGGACGGTAGCGTGACGGAAGAGAAGTTGGCAGAAGAGGTTTCAACGCAGCTTATGGACATTAACAATGGGAACGACGTCGCCCCGGTCGAGCCGGATGAATTGCGTTTCAAATACGGAGAGATCGCCGTGACGACGGAATCGAGCGGGCATGGATGGGCGAAGTTTCCACGTTTGCTGACTCCGGTAATCAAAGGGTTCAACAAGACGGGTACATCTATCGAAGCAAGGAGACGGAGCGGGCTTGTCCTCCGGGGCCGTCATTATCGGGGGACATACAATCCGATCGACGGCAATCCCGGAAGCATCAACCGTCGCGGGGATATTGGTGAAACGACGTCGTTCCCGCCGTCGTCCGGCACTTTCGCAGTCGGTGATTATTACCGAATGACATGGTACCTCGCCCGAACTTTCACGGTCGATGGACAGCAGTACACGATGAACGCGGGGGACAACTTCGTCTGGAACGGCACGACTTGGGTTGTACAACGTCGCCCGGACATTAATGTTCCGGGGGGTTGGTTCATCGTTACGCATCAAGGATATTACGGCGGGACGGAATACAAGGTAAACGACAAGATGATGTACCTCGCGAGACAGACGAACGGCGGTCCGGTTTATCATCATTATCATGTCATGGACGCGGTGAAAGGCGAAAACTCGCTACGCGGCGAGTGGAATCCGGCTGACGGACTCCCGAGCGCTCCGCTCGAAGGTGACGTGTGGATCGCAAGCGCTGCGGGAACGGCTGGCGGGATCACGTTCGCGAAAGACGACATGCTGGTTTACGAGTCGGCGGCTTGGGGGAAAATGCCGACCGAACCGATCAGAACGTTCGCGAATAACGAGTACATGTTCCTTCCGTGCATCCGTAATGCAGACGAATGGGAAGTGCGTCGGGCTGACAAGTCGGCGACGAGGGTGACGCTGAAACTTCGGGCGTACAGCCAGCGCGGCCGCCCGCGTTCAAGTCGAAATAAAGCTATGTGGGGCGATTCAATGACGGCGGGTATCGCAAGTCACGTCATCTCCCAATTCCCCGGTCAGACGGTACAGGTCAACGGTTACGGTGGCGCGACCTCCTCGAACATTCTCTCGATGATGCACAGAGAAATTCTCATAGGCGGGGATCGTTATAGAGGATGGACGCACATCCTTTGGTTCGGTCAAAACAACGGCAACGATGAAACGATGTATTGCGTTCCGAAGGCTTTGGAAATCATCGGCTCCTTGAACGCCGAACGAGTCGTTCTTATGTCGGTTTTGGGGCAACGTGTGTGTACGTGGGATGGCTCTCGGATCAAGGTTCCGCAGCATGAGGATCAGTTGAACCAAGTCGCCGGCTCGCGTTACGACTTGGTATCTTTCTACCAAAACACGTATCCCGAGAGTTTCTTCAATACCCGGGCGTACGCTTGCGCGGGCGCAAGCAGCGACATTCCGGCGCTCGACTTTCCGGGCATGTCTGAGAAAGAAGTAGCCGACACGTACGGGATCGTGCCGCTGTCCTATTTCCTCACCATGACGACCAAGCCGTGGCAACCGCAGGACTTGAATTTCGTCGGATACCGCAGCACTTCGGGTCTTCCTACCGGGGGGAATCCGAACGACTATTACATCCGCAACGGCGGGGGGACGATCGGCGCGATCATCGTCAACGTCGATGGCACATGGACGGAGTACACGTACGATCAGACGCACATTAACGACGCTGGCGAAGCGGTTCTGGCAGAAGCATTAAAAGAATTCATTGAAGCGAAAGGGTGGTAGGAGTGGGTTTGAAATTGGTTCTTCCGGGCGTGACGTTTACCGATCCGTCGTTGCCGAAGTTGTATCCCGATCCGATCCAGTCCGAAGGTTCGTTGTTGCTTCTTGACTTTGCTCATAGCGCGGGTTGGACCGGTGACTATAACCCACCGTCCACGCTCACCTATATCCCGAACCTTGCATACGAGCAGGCGTACAAGATCATCGGCTCGGGATCTGAACAGGACTTGGCAGGACGTTATAACCAATCGAGCATCTCGGGAACTGAATCGGCACTACACAAAGTCGAGTTCAGCGGGAAGAAAGGTTTACATGTTATCGTGAGCCAGAACCCCGGATTAGGTAGCGCTCAGAACTTTAAGGTGTATGCTCCATCATTGATTAGGGATTACATCAAGAATCACATCCAAGACGCAACTCCTAGCGGTGAGACGGTCCATGATTTCTTTGTTTCGATCTGGTACAAGACCACTCGCCCATTCGGTTCTGGTACTGCTGCAAACTTCTGCTTTGGTCAAAACTCCGGGAACTATGGCATTATCTCGACTTCCTCCGACTTCCAAGGCAGATGGAATGGAGCGGGAACTACGAACGGGGTCAATAAGCGGGTTACGCCGAATCAAAACGTAGCCGGTGCGAATGTCCTTAAAAATACCGCACTCAATAGTTTCGCGGGGGAAAAATCCTCTAGCGACGTTATGGAGATGTGGTGGGGGCGGGCTGGCGCATGGAATGGTTTCATGGCAACGAACGCGCCGTCGTTCATTCTTTACCGCATGTATGTCGAAGACTTGACGGTTAGCGGCCGGACATACGCCGAAGTCGACGCCCTGGATTATGCCTTATGGCAAGAAGCCTTCGCTTCCGGGGGCCGATTCTTCGGGGATACGTACACGGACCCTTCTACAATTCCGTAATTTCCTCTGGCTAACCAACCAGGGGTTTTATTATTTCAAGGATGGTGAATGCGTGTGGGAATGGATGATCCACAGACGAAGATGTTGTCGGACCTTGCAGTCCAAGTAGGCAGGCTTGAGGTGCTGCAGGAGGCGAACACCAGGGCGATCGGTGAAATGGCGGAGAGCGTCAAAAGCTTGGTAAAGAAGCTGGATCAATCTGATGACATCGCGCGCGAAGCTGATCAGCGCGCACGCTCTGCTCACCACCGGCTCGATGGGATGAAGAACACCATCAAATGGGCAATTGGTGTCGGGCTTAGTGTTGGCGGCTTAATGTTGACGGCAATTGGTATGCTTTGGAAGGTGGTGGAGGGATCATGAAGCCCCTCTTGATTATTGACCCAGGCCACGGCGGTACCGACCCCGGCGGCGGATCGAGTGAATATTTCGAGGAAAAGGTTCTTGTACTAGAGATCAGTCGTTACCAGGCCGAGCGGTTTAAGCAGCTCGGCCTTTCTGTTGCGCTCACACGCGAAAAGGACGAATACCTTGACTCGGGAAATCGAACCGCAAAGGTCCGAAACAGCGGCGCCATGTACTGTATCTCGAACCATATCAACGCGGCAGATAATCCTTCGGCGCGCGGAGTGGAGACGATCCATTCACTTCGGAATGACAGCAAGCTAGCCACAGCGATCTTCCGCGCGATCGTCGACGAGGGTATGACGGCGCGCCGAGTGTTCACCCGGGCGTTGCCGAGCGGTAAGGATTATTATTTCATGCATCGTGAGACCGGTAGCGTGACGACCATTATCGTCGAGTATGGTTTCGCGACGAACGACGAAGACGCCAAGCTGTTGGTGAAACATTGGCGGGATTACGCGGAAGCGGTCGTGCGGGCGTTTTGTGCCCACATCGATCATCCGTACAATCCACCGGCGCAGCCGCAGGAAGTTAAGGAGCTGCCGAATATTCAGCAGGAGATCGGCGTCGAAGTAGACGGGAAGGATGCCGGCAGCGGGTACTTGATTGGCGCTGTGTCTTATATCCCAGCGCGCGTCGTCGCCGAGCAACTGGGGGCCGCAGTGAGCTGGGACGGAAAGAGTGTCATTATTAATAAGGAGCTGAAGTGA